ATAGCAGTTGCAATGGCCTCAGCAATATCTGCAGGTGTCAGTGCAGGACCTTTGGCATAGAGTTTTTCAATTTCATCTGGGGTTTTTGCACCTTGATAATTTTGTTTTAACATATTGCTACGTATTTTACCAGGCCTGATTTCTGTAAAGAGCACGTTGGGATACTGTTTCTTCACTGTATTCATACTGTAATGCAATGCGGCCTTGGCGGCAGTGTAGAATATGTTATACACAATAGGATCATCAATGTTACTGCTGGTGATATAAATGAAATGTCCGGTGGCACGTTGCTGAACATATTGCTTGGCCAACAGCAATGCGCCTGTGAAGTTTACATCAACTTGATTTTGCTGATTTTGCCAGGTGTTATCTTGCCAGCCCCGGAACGCACCTACATTAGCACCGGCACAGTTAATAACAATGTCGTATGGAGATAGATCCAATTGATCTATTGCTTCAAAATTGGATAAATCTAGTTCGTTCCTTGTTGGCGCTGTAATTGTGTGTTGGCCAAACAGTTTGACACATGCTTGACCGACACCAGAACTACCGCCGGTGATGAATATGTTCACGCAAACAGATCCTCATTCCATTCACGATGACCTTCACGGAAAGCCATGTTAGCTTGTGTCTCACGTACTTCTACTCGATAGCACCACAAACGAGCTGCCTCTCCTGGACCCCACATTTCGGGAATGTACACTCCATTCACATACTTGTACAACATGTCACTGAGTCCTTCGCAGCCTAGGCGAGGTAATACTACAACCTTGGCCATTTTCTTTTCCACTAACAAGTTGTATGTGGCCATTTCTGGATCATCCGCTGCCACAATTAGTGTATGATCAAATTGGTCTTCTAATGTCTTTTTAAGTTCTTTAAGTCCACCGTAATCAGCGGCCCAGTTGCGAACATCCAGTTCATTGGTACCAAAGTAAAATTTCATACTGAATGAATATCCATGTATCAAATTACAATGACTGTCTGCCCTCCACTGTCTATACGCACATGGAAATGCGTCGTGATACTCTTTAGTACTTGTATATTTGTAAACTACGGGATTTAATGTTGTCATGCTGTTTCTCCTATGTTATTGTAGCATAGGCAGCAGAGTTTGTAAAGCGGGAATGATGCCGAAGACCGCTGTAAAGAAATATTTATCGTATCACACATCGGGATGCGTATAACTGCCTGTGCGATAGTTGCCTTGGCCGGGAATGGTATTCCTAACACCGCCAATGGGATCCTCTACGTCGCCAGTTCTTCGTGGAATCAAGTGTACGTGTGGCCAAGGCACTGTCTGCCCGGCTGCCGCACCATAGTTTAATCCAATGTTAAATCCATCCCAGGCACCCAATTCGACCTGCGATTGCCCGTGATAGATTGCATCTTGCACAGCATCCATCAGCACACCCACTGTGTTGTATTTAGGTACAAACAACAGGTGTCCTGGGGTCACAGGATAGATATCCTCGAACACTTGTACATGAAAATCTTCACGTACCAATTCAGTCCAAGGCGCATGTTGTTTGTTAATTTCCTGCGGCAACCCAGGAACGATTTCTTTTGTGTGTGGTAAAGTCATAATTGATCCTTTTATTTGACAGTGGTGTAACCCCAAGGCTTACTAAAATATTCCGACAGTTGAATCTGTGCAGATTCGTTGTTTAACAAATCAAATCCGTGATACTGAGCGTAATAAAAGTCCCAGCCAACACTGTGTTTGGGATTTTGTATCCATTCGGCCCGACTCCATGGCATATACTCGGACCATTGTACCCCAGAAACTCTGCTGTTAAATTTGGATCCCAACAGTTCAAACACCGCCGCAATTTTGGTTCGTTGCAGTGCATAGTCGAGCGGTTGGTTAACCCAAGGTACAACACTGGGATCTACGTCTTTGCCAGTTGCACCAATGTGGATGGTGTCTAATAGAATTGGTTTTTGATACAGGGTAGCAATGCGCTGAATGTCAACAATCAAATTAAATATCACAGTGTCGTTGATTACACTGGCCAATGTGGTGCCACTGGACTTGGTCACTTGTGTGCCAACATGCACTGCAACAAGATCTACTCGATTCCATACCTGGGTAGTACAGCGATCGCAGGATTCATAAATCAATTTGCCTGTGTACACAGTTTTGATCTGAGCAATAACGTTGTCCCAGTCGGCCATGTAAGGGGTTGTATCAAGCCCGAGGTTCATGGTTCCGATATAAAACCCGTCCACTTTGTATTTCTCTGCTTCTGTGGCCAATACTCGTTGATACGAGACTAAAGTGTTAAAGAAATTTGCGGTAGAGAATGTAGGTGGCAATGCAAATGTTGAACCGGTACAGCCAGGACAGATATTTACATCATTGATGTGATTGACTGGAATTGCTTTGATAAACACACGGAGTCCTCGGTCTTTGGAGTACTTGACCAGTCGCCAAAAATCTTTAGGTATGTTCTTATCACGGTTGTAGGCAATTGGGCTTGAGTCATACAATTCTAAATGTCCAGTTTTGACATCAATGGGAATATTGGTCTGAAAAACAATTGTATCAAATCCAACACAATCAATCTTATCAATAACCTGAGACACAGCATCGTATCCTACTACCAATTTACCGTCCGCGGTATAGTCAATTTGTTCGAATCGCATGTCCACGATTGCACTGCGGTATTTGTCAGAGCTTATTGCAGGCTTTACTATGCAATTAGTAAGAGCCGAAACTGTGTGTGTAGTAGGGGCAGGTGTGGACGCAACTGCTATAGTAGTTTCTATTGCAGTGGCACCAGGCCCGGTTATCGGAGTTCCAGCCCCACCTCCGCCACCACACCCAGTTAGGAATAAAACCAGCCCAATTGTGCTAATAATAAAACGCATAATACTTTCACCAAGAGTTGTTTAATGTACACGTATTATAACAAATTAAGAATTATTGGTCAACTAGCCATTTTTGATAAACTTGGTGCAATTCTTCCCAATTTAAGATTAATTCTTTGTAATTTCTTGGATTTTTAATACTTTGGTGTGTGTATTCGGAATTTACTATGTAATCAATGCCCAGTTGGTCGGCCACATACTTTTCTGGAACAGCGGCACCCACTAAACTATTGTAGTCGATGCGGATCACACTGTTGTACCTTGACATAACTTCTGAATCGACCAACTGATATGTAATATGCAACCCATGTAATAAATTTGTAAAGTCGTCAGGATCCACATTGAATGGAGCCACTGGGGTATCTGTATAGACAAAAAATTCATCTGTGTGTTTTGCCACAAAATAACTGACAGCCACATCAAAATAATTTGACCGATCACAAACAACCAATGTAACAGAATCTCTTATCTCTCGAGGTATTTCCAATAACTCGTCAACGTTGTTGGTGTGATATATCCAACTGCCAGGCAAAAGAGTACAGTTTGAATACCGGAATGCAGTTGGTGCTAATAATCCGATCAACAAAGATTCAACCCAGTGGCTACCAGTACGCCCTGGGCCGTAAATGACAAAGTTTTTATATCGTTCCACGGTCTAAGTGCTGTAGTTTATCTGGTACATTGGTCCATTTTTCATGGTCTGGCAGTGGTGCCTTACTTTTGGTAATAACAGGCCATAGCTTTGCCAGCTCAGCATTGATAGCTATAAATGCCCGTTGCGTTTCCGGAACATCCTCTTCAGCATAAATTGCATTTACTGGACATTCTGGAACACATACTGCACAGTCAATGCATTCGTCTGGATCAATGGCCAAAAAGTTTGGTCCTTCGACAAAACAATCTACCGGGCATACATCAACACAGTCTGTGTGTTTGCATAAAATGCAGTCGTCAGTTACAACATAGGTCATCTTGGAGCAAAGTCCTGTTGTAATTTAATATTGTCAAAAAACTCTTTCTTTGTACTTTGATCTGTGTTAAACGCACCTTTAAGCACAGTGGTCTGTGTTAGACTACTGTGTGCCATAATGCCGCGATTCTCGCAACATCCATGTACTGCTTGAATATAAACACCAACGTCTGTGGCATCTGTGGCTCGCATTATTTCGCGGGCAATGTCATTAGCAAGTTCTTCTTGTAGTGTGCCACGACGAGCACACCACTGAGCAATACGAGTGTACTTGCTAAGGCCAATGAGCTTTTGAGCGGCAATAATCCCGATATAAGCAACGCCACTGACAGGTTGGTGGTGATGACTGCACATACTGCGAAGCTCACTACGCACCACAAGCATTCCTTCATATCGATCCGCTGAGTCATTTGGGAAAGCGGTTGCATCTGGTTCTGGTTCATATCTACCTGCCATAATTTCGTTAAAATACATTTTAGCAAGACGTCTTGCTGTGCCTTTTGAGTTGGGATCTGTTTCACGATCAATCAGCAATCGATCCAGCACTGTTTCAAATGCTTCTGCGGCTTCGTCAATTAGTTGTTCTACATCACCTTGGTGCAGGTAGTCACTGACGTTATCGCCTGCCCAGAAACGTTTGTTGTCACGTTTCATCTTGAAGCGAATAGCATCGCCTAGGTAACCTTCTTGGTAATCTTTGTCTGACATAATTTCAGTTGCTGTTGTAATTGTGGATGATTCCGTGGCATTGTTGCCAAAGCGGTCTGGTGTAAATTTCTTTTTAGTATCCGAGTGAAACACTGGATCTGGTGCAAATTCTTTTTTCAATCATAGTCTCCGATGTTAAGGCAGTGGATTGCCATTGTGTTATTATACAGGGTATTTAGGTCGTTGTCAAGGAACAATGGTTATTTTTCTGCAATCTGGGTAATCAACCGGGATTGGCTTCGGCCGATTTACTTTTACATCTTCCAACAACTCTAGGCCACGAACAGCTTCTTCGATTGTGGGCTTGTAATGATATCCAACTCGGAACACTTGTTGTGTTTCCCACGGCGATATGGTCAAATCTCTACCATCATATCGTTGTGCCAATATAGTATCATATGCAACAACATCATCCAACAAGATTGCTCCACCACGCCCAATGTGCAGGGGTTTACCGTAACCAAAACTCAAGCATTGCATGGCGCCTTCACGGTACATGCCCTTTTCAAGTCTACGTGCTGAATCCCAAATGCGTGTTTCTAGGAAAGGATATTCACCTACCCAACGTTGCCATTCATGGTCTAGCAGTTCGTACTTGATGCCTAGCTTGTGCATGGTCATTGGAATACTCAAATAGGTGTAAGGAGTAAACTTGCACTCTGTGACTTGATCATAACGTAAACACAGTTCAATAGCATGTGTACAGCAATCAGTCATCACAGCATACGGAGCACCTGTAAACTCTGCCAGTGCTCTTTCAAACTGTAGTATTTTATCGAACATACCATGCCCAAGCGTGTTGAATCATATCATCTAAGCTATGCGATTGCCATGCACCGGCCACCGCATTAAACTTATCTGCACTGGCAGTGAGCATGGGAGGGTCACCCACACGTTGTTCACCTACTGTGACCGTTAATGTCTTGTTGGTAATGCGTTCAGCAGCCGCAATGATTTCGCGATTGCTGGTGCCCATGTTTGATCCAAGATTGTAAATGCCTGCAGGAATTGTTTGATCCAACGCCAACACATGAGCCCGAGCAATATCATCCACGTGTACATAGTCACGAATGCATGTTCCGTCTGGCGTGGGATAGTTGTCACCGTATAGTGTAAACTCTTGATTGTCACGAATGCTTTCTAACACACGAGCAATGATGTGTGTGGCACCGGGCTCTTGTCCATGACGCCCTCGGGGATCTGCACCACAGGCGTTGAAGTAACGAAACGAAACATAGTCAAGCCCATATGCTCGATGGTACGATTCCAACATCATGTCAATCATCAGTTTACTTTCGCCATACGGGCTAACTGGCTCAGTGGGATCAACTTCGTCACACGGGACCATCACAGGTTCGCCGTATGTGGCCGCACTGGAACTAAAGATAAACCTAGTTTGAGGCATGGCTCGTGTTATGAAAGTAATCAACTCCAGTGTTTTGGCCACATTGTTAAAGTAGTATTCACTTGGATTCTTAATACTAGGACCAACCAAGCTGGTTCCTGCACAGTGTACAATAGCATCAGGTCGTACGTTTAATAACTTTTTAAATGCAGTATCACTGTCAAAGTCTGCCAGTACAAAACTATCAAGCAGACCTTTTTGATGTTTTTGTAAAGGTCTGCAATCGATGCCCACAACTGTATGCCCTGCGTCTTTTAACTGCAAGGCAACTTGTCCACCAATGTATCCAGCAACGCCTGTGACTACTGTGTTCATTCTTCGATTCTTCTCACTTGGTACTTCTCATGTGCAGTATGATCACGATAGCGATTGCCTGCACGATTCCATTGCTCGCCTTGTCCAGTCATAATATCAATCACTCGATCAATAGTGCCGTTGTTCCAGTCTGAGATCAAGCCCATGTTGTGATGTGGTTCACGCAATAGGTTTTGCATCTTGTGATAGGCATCATCTATGCTCCAAGGCACGTAGAGCCTATTAGGGTCATTAGCGAATGTTTCGGGGAAACTACGATAAGCAGGATATAACACATTACACCCAAGAGTATCGGCTTCAGAAACAGTGTTAGATACCCAGTCTTGTAAAGCACAATTGAATAGCACCCGAGTATCATTAACAAGATTATAGTAGTCATTTTTGCTTAGATTATCATAAATTTTTAACTTGCCTTCTTGCTCGTACATTCTAGCACGTTCAAGATACTTGGGATTGTTACTGCGCAATGGACCACCAGAGAAGATGGCAAACTCGCACGGTTCTTTGGTCATGTATCCATACATTTCAATCAAGTCCATGTAGAAGTCAGGTTGCTTCTCTTGGTCAAACCGTGCGGCAAAGCCTACACGACGTTTGCGTTCGCCAAATGGTCGGATATTCTCTGCACCACCAATTCGCTCTAGCACTTCTTCTTTGCCAAATGCTAGGCCACTAATATTATATATAGGAGCACGCCATCCAGCAATGCGCATATGAGCAACCATCTCTTCGTTTGTGGCGAGAACTCCTGTAACGAACTCATTAACCATGTGTTCGTAGAGTCCCATCCACTTTGCCATACCCCATACATGTACGAAATCATCAGGATCAATGGACTGAGCAAGACAGCGCACATATACCCTGGGACGCTGATCAGCAGGAATTTGATCAAATATATATGGTAAGCTCTCAATGCCTGGTTGAAACATGTCCTCAAAGTAGATAACATCTTCACTTGTAACTTCTCCTTTGCGCATCATTTGAACCAAGTTCATCATCTGGCTCATGCTGAAATAACTGCGACCATGTGCGTCTAGCACTTGTCCTACAGAGATTGCCTGTGAGTTGTCAATGGTTGTGCCAGGAACATAAACTACATCAAGCCCACGTCTATCAAACACACGCCGGTTCCACTCTGTAAGTTGTAGTGTATAGCGAGCCTCGTAACTCTCGAGACCCATGTAGAATAGTTTTCTCATGTTAGATATTTCTATTCAAACGACGAGCGTCCTCTGCCCACATGTCACGAGCATTTTTGCCCTGTGAGTACTTGTTGTATTGTTGCCATGCATAACTCTTGAAGTTATACAGGTCTGCTTCGTTGAAGCGATATCCAAAATCGCGACAGAAGTCTAGAAAGTGATCCAGCTCATCCTGTGCGGCCTGGGCCTTGGGGTTAGAATATACTGCTTGTTTACCCATGGTAGTTCCTTTTAAATTTTAATGTTAAGATTGGGACGAGAAATTTCATATTTGATCAAAGCGCCGTTCTCGCCATCCTCGGCCACTTCAATCCACACTGCACGGTCAGGATACCGAGCGGCAATTTGTAAGTACAGATCATCGCTGATCATTTCACAACTCTTAAAGTTCAGTTCCAGTGTTCCGCCTGCGTAGAGATTCTCTAGCCAGCGTTTAAACTGAATAAATTCAATGTCACGATCGTTGTGAAATACATTAATCCAAACACGGAAATGAAAGATATGTCTATGCGGCACGCCAAGAAAGCTGACATCATACTCGTCACCTGTGGCCAATGCAGGATCATCTGCGGCAGCCGGATACTTGTGGATGCCTTCTTTGCGGAATGTGATCCAGATTTTTCTTTCTGCCTGGTTCATGATTCTAATAGATTGTTCTACCAGTGCCTGTTCTCTTTGTGTCATAAATTACTCTCTATAGATTTATATACGTCGGGGAAAAGTTGTCTACTATTTAGATTTCTGCGATCATCAATGTTTTTTAATGCGTCAACAAATGTTACACTAATTTGTTCAGTATTTGCAAGACTTTTGACAACATTTTGATAACCAGTTATATTGGAATAATCTTTTTGTTGCATACGCTCAATCACTTGATTTCGGTACTCAACACTTAGACCTTGAGGATCAAATGGTCCAGGACCTGTACCGTTATGGTATACTGTTAATGAAGCTGTTTGGAGTCGGAATCCTTGATCACGTAACCAATCAATTGTGTTCCAAACTGACATTGCATTCAAAGAGAGAAAAACCATATTAAACGAAATACAATGTAACGGAACGTCACGTTTGAGTTGCAAAAGATTATTTTCAAACTCTGTCCATTTGCCCGGCCAACGCAGGTACTCGTATTCGACACCAGTAGCATCAAAACTAACCAACCATCTTACATTAGTCATGTTAATCAAACGTTGGTAAATCTTAGTATCGGTATTCAGTAAATTTGTATTAATTAAAAGTTTACAATCAGGATTGCGAACAGCAAGTTCATCAAGTAATAGTTCGTTTTCCTTCATTAGCAGCGGTTCGCCGCCAGCTAAGTACACTTCTTTTAAAGATTCTACGTTGTCTAGCACGTATTTCAAAAAATTGTTTTTGTCTCTGCGCTCAATTTTAATAGTGCGCCCAAGTTCTTGTGCCCACAGCGAACTAACAGTAGGATGACAATACACACAGGCCAGGTTACAAGTATTACTCCATCGTGCATCTAAATACCTAAGATCAAACGTCCCAACTTGATATATAGAATCATCCTTGTTAGGAAAATTCTGTAGCATGTTTACTTGCAGGGTATTTAGTCCGCCATCTATTCCGCCATGACACCAAGCACAACCAGGCACAACCTGATCGTTCAACATACTACGTTGAATGTTAATATTGGTTGGACCAGTTAGCATTTCCGCAACCGAATCAACTTCATCTAAATTGCCAAGATTGTTGCGGCCAACACAACAGTTATCTACTCGTCCACTAGGTTCAACATAGACACTAATCCATGGCGCCGGACAAAAATTCTTATTGCCGGGATCGATCATAATTTCTCGTCCTTTGTGTATTTAGACCATGGAGTGAATTTGTTTCGATTTTGTAATGTGTGTAGGCTATGGCACCAAACACCAGGGTTGGTTGCCGCAAAGTCTCGATCGTCTATTTTAAGTGTGGTATTATACCCCAGCAGACGGATGTAAGGAAGTTTTACAGAGATCATTGGAATAAAGTTATTGTGCTCGCACAATCCACCTTCAAGCAATCCCTCAACACACTTGATATCAATGTCTAGTGTGCATAGATGTCCTTTGTTTAAAAAATGTTGGATCATCTGTTCCCAGGGAGACCAAAACACAGAATCATTGGTTTGTATGCTAGAAGGAAAACTCTGATTGGCACCAAAATAAATGTGCTCAATGTGTTGTGTTGCATCTTCATACAAGGCAAAGTCATCTAGCCAATCTTGAATTTCACTGACTGGCTGTAACCCCACTACAAACAATGTTTTCTTACCAAATGCTGGAGTATGTTCTACTTCTGTGCCTGTGAAAAACTTAACATTTTCGTGGCCTGCTCGGTTCATTTAGATTGTTCCTGTTCAAGTTTATCCAAATTGTCTACAGACAATTCCTCTTCATCTGATTGTACACTATCTTCGGTATCTGTGTCAACAGTTTCGAACAGGCTGTTGAATTGAGTGTGTGCGTTCTTGGCTTTTTTGCCTTTGAACCCACGTGTGCCCACAATGTCCATCCAATAACGATCGTAGGATTCAATAATGGCTTCTGCTTCGGCACGATCAGCAGTGGCAAAGATTGCTTCTACAATGTCCTCAAACTTGGTATGGTCACCGCATGTGTCCCACATCATTCGAGGCCTATTGCCAGCATCAAATTCACGATTGGCACGTTGTACAGACTCTAAGTGTAACCAAACATTATGGCCCATTAGCAAAGCATACGAGAAACTGTCCCAACTGGTTTTGCCTTCCTTACCAATCTTATTTAGGTCACCTGGCTTGTAATAGCAAATATCTTTCATTTGTAAATGCTGACTGATAGGACTGTCTTCAAATGTATCAACCAATCCATCTGCCACAACACCTTGACTGAATGGGCGTGTGTCTGCGGCATATTTCTTGTCATCCACAATGGGGTTCATTCTGTAACTCCACTTGCCGTTGTGTGGCAACACAATCTCGTGGTACACTTGTCCGTTGGCTGTGGCAAGGAATGGGCTGGCACAATCAAAGGAAATAGTAAATTGTGGATTCACATACTTTCTAACAGCCCTTTGAATCACGGTGAGTAACACAGCCCATTCCAACTTGCTTGTGCCCAAGAAATGCATCCAATCATGAACACCCGGTTGCAACAAGTTATCATGACGCAGTGCTACCAATCGTCGTAGCACCAAATGCACATCGCACATGTTCTGACCACCCATTGACCACCCATTAAAGTGTGTGTCGGGATATTTTATCGGATCACAGTACTCTTTCATCATGTCATACCAGCGATCTGCATCAGCATGATTGGCACCTTGCAACACATTCAAGAATTTGGCACCACCATTCTTAACACCTTTACGATGCTTCATAAAGTAATCGTTGTTGAACTTGGTAGCGTCAACTGCTTCTTGCAGTGTGGTAATTTGACAAGCCGCCGATGCTTTCTTGTCATGAATGACCCAGGTTGGAATATCTAGGATCATGCCATAGTCAGACACACCGTCTAACCATTTAAGCACAGCGTCACGTTTCTTTTGTGCTTTGGCACAGCCTGAGTTGGCTTTCCAATCGCCTTCCCATAAGCCTTTAGCAATCTGGAATCCACCTGAGTCGCCTAATATTACAGTGCCAGGTTCTCGATTACGAACCATGTCCTCTGACCAGTCCTGCTTGGTCAAATCCAAATTAGCATGACCACCGGAGTACAAACTCCACCGATATGGGAACAGACCCGTTTGACTGTTGAGCCAATTCATCTGTTCCATGTCCGGCATGCCCTGTGGCATACGTGCAGGTTCTATGTATGGCCCATTAACTGGGTCACGTTGCTTGCCTATGAACGTGGCATAGAATCCTGAAATGGCAGGCAAGAACACAGCATAGTCATTCTGTTTGGCAGTTAAGTTATCTTGCGTCATAAAATTTCACTGACTCTATTAGATCGTAATCTATTTTATAGTATTCTTTGAGGTGGACCATATGTGTTGGACAGGTATTTAGATGTTCGGTAAGCATATCTTTTATTTGTTGTTGCGTCCAGCCAACAACTGTTTTAGATTTATCATACCATCCTGGAAATTGGTTAGCTTTTCCTAATGCAGATATATTGTATGGATTATGAATATCTGTATGCCATTTTGATTGTTTCCTAGGAACGATTTTATCAACCGCCCAGTGATTCCATGTTTCGGACAAAAAATTATCACAATTAAACCATACAGTTCGTGCATGATCTATATTGTCTAAAAACATGGTTTGTGGTGCTGTGTGTTCGTCAAACACTATATGATCAAATATATCATTGAATCCTATATTTAGAAAAAAATGAGGATTCTCCGGAGAGCAGCCAACAAAGGCCTGCGCCGCACCTGAGATCCATCGGTCTATCGGATCTTTAAGCACAACCACATACGTAGCATCATCAATGGGATCTTTAATATAATTAATATTATTTCCATTAAATTTGTCTTTCATCCAAGTACTAGCATTTTTTGGAATGTTTATATATATGTAATTTTTATTATTGACTCCAAGATGATGTATCCCTTTACCCCGGCCGTTCCAATCGGTAATTTTCCAACCAAGAGAAAGAAGAGGATTACCCATTACTTGCTCTGTGCAGGTAAGATGTAGTTGTAAACAGCAAGACCAGAGTCAACTGTGATCATTGCGGCACCATCATCGCTGATCTTGACAACTTTGTCGCCTGTTAAATCCATGATAGAAATAAATGTCTTGATGGGCCATGACCACGCACGTTTCAATTGACCAGTGATGCCTGGTTGGAACACAAAGTTGCCTGCGTGTGTTGAATGGTCACCAAAGAAAAACATTAAATTGCCATTTTCTGTTTTTGCTTGGAAGTTTGTTTCTTCACTGTTGGCCTGTGCCTGCATTTTTAAACGCATGACGCTGGCATTGGTTGGCTCAAACTCAATGTGCCAGTTGACACCTTTGAACTTGACAGTTTTAAGTTTCTCATTCACAATCTCACTGGCCATAAAGCGATAACTGTTTTTAAAGTCACCTAACTTGTTTTCAAAGTTAATGCCGTCGGGCTCGCCGGTACTACGCCGTGTGATGCTGAGTTTGGCATCTTCACGATACTCTTGCAAGTTCAACAAGATTTTTAGTTTGCTCAAGTTAGGCATGCCGAAGTTGCCAACGAAGTCTGGAACTGGATTGGCAAACTTGCCCTCAACTACTACAGACCTGTCTTCTGCCAGCCCAGAAATAACTGTGTCTTCTTCTGTGCCTGTAATTTTTACCAAATCGATTACACCCAAATCAAGTGTGTGTTCGACTAAGTCTAATAAATGATCTCTCATGTTTAATTCTCCTATTGTGTATTGTATATGGTTTATTTAGATTTTGCAAGTTATTTGTTAACTATTTTTGCCAAAGTCTGTCCACCACGGATGCTTTCAAGCTCGCCAGGTTTACGCAGTTCTAGCCAGGTTAGATTGCCCATGTCTGTCCAACTGAACATTTGTCGGTATCCAATTGATTTTGCAATTGCTTTTACTCGGTTTCCCGGAGTATAGAAACAGAAATTCTTTTCAACCAACGCAACACAATGTGCTCGGTCGCAGTCGTTGAATGTCATTGCCAATATACCACCTGGGCGTAGTTTATTAAAGATGTTTCGTAAGTATTGCTCCACCACTTCGAGTGGGGTAAACTCAAAAAAGTTAAATGCAAGACACATGCCAAATTGATTGTCTGGCAGTGCGTCTAGCACGTTGGTTGAGCATGGGTTTTGTTCGTATACTCGCAGTCTGCGTTGGTACTCTTCTGGAAAAGTACTCAATGCTGGCTGCAATAGTTCCGCGCTGTAGTCAACAAGGTATAGAGGATCCAGTGCTACCAAGTCACTTATAAATGTTTCAACTCCGGGGCGAATAATTAGGCCAGGATATTTCCAATCAACATAGCTCTTAATGCGGTTAGAAATCATTTGTTGAACGTCTGCAGTCATTGGCATGCGACGATCTAGAATTTGTTGATTGACCTTTTTATTAGTAGGCTCGTCAAGTCGACCATACCGTGCTACCGCTTCATTGTATAACCTGGTGCTTTCGGCATACTGTGTTTTTTCAGCCGTCTCAATCATGCTGTCTAGTTCGCTTATTAATTCAACCAGTGTAGAACTAAAATGATCAAAAGCAGTTATTACACGAGTTTGATCTTCCTGCAGAGTTTGTGTAAATGCACGTGGCTGTATCACACTGTTCTGTACATTATACACAATTTCTTCTAGCTTATGCCGTGCAGTATATTGGATGGTGTTAACATCAAACTCTGACAAATGATTGCGGTATGCAACTAATTCACTAAGTTTCATAGATCACCATTCAAATAAAGTTTGGAATGTATTCTCTGTGTTGGTGGCACTTGCCAAGTCCCAATCCAGCACACCCAACAAGTTGTCAATTTTTTGATCCACAACAGTGGCCTCCATCAATCCATCATCAAATGGCAGTTCTGTGAACCAAGCAGGCAAGCGTTGTTCATCTGTGGGATAACCAATTGACGTCCACCCAAGAGCATTGCTTTTAAGTTTACACACAATAGTTTTCATACCATCAACAATTTGCATACTGTAGTTGTCGCCATTCATTTTCCGCATGTTGTTCCAGTTCATGGCAGCTCGCACATGTCCTGGCATATTGGCTTTGCCAAGCCTTGCCTCTTCTGCACCATACTTGGTCAAGTTGTTCACACGCTTGGGCGACCCTTTTTCCCAGCCCGGACGTTCCATAAACTCATATTTGAATTCACGAATACGTGCTACAATGGAATCTCTGTCAGCACCATGCAATGTACTATTTAGAATTTCCAACAAGAAGTCTTGAATTACCTTAGGTGTATCACTACGCTTCAAGTCCAGGCCCATGGCCTTGGTCTTGCCCTTCTTGCCTTCCACATCCAGTCGCTTGCCTTCCAAGTCAATGATGTTCACAGCATAGCGTTTCTTTGTGATAAACAGGCCACGATCTGCCACCAGTTCTCGACCTGCCGCAATCAACGCACCCATCTCTCTTGGACAGTGAAATGCCTGTTCCATGAAGCCTGGAAAACTCTCATTCACTTGTTCAGCAATAGAGTCATACAAGGCAATGGCAGTTTCCTTGTTCCACGCCATACGACCTTCTGCTACTTCTTTCTTCAGCACTGGCCACGCAGTAAAGTAGCAGGAGTCTGTGTCACCATAGATGATGGCTTCGCCGGTGTGATCATACACACCTGTGATACATTCGTTGATGTGTGCATCCATGTGCCGGGCAATGGCACGACCAGTTAGTGTAGTGCTTTGTCCAATGCGATGATCGAAGAACCTGCAACCAGGATTTAAAATAGCACCATATAACGAGTTCAAGTTAATCTTCTTGACCAACTGTCGCTTGTCCCAGAATGCTTCTTCTTTCTTGTCCCGGGCTGTTTTCTTTTTGGCCTGTAGTTCTTTACGTTCACTGTACCAACGTTCCAACAAGCCTGGGATGATACCCTTCTTTTCGTATGTGAGAATAGTACCGTTAGCACTCATGATCCAAGGCTGATTGCTGTCAAACATGATGGTCCAGATCTCTGCGGCACTGTGTGTGCTTTCTGTGCCATCTTGCCAGTCAATAGTGATCTCTGTGCCACGTTGCTGTTCCATTACCGCAGTGTATTCCAAACTGCCAAACAAGCCCTCCCAGGCAGCCGCAAAACTTGCACCCTTGGCAATTTTTTCTTTGATGTAGTGATCACTCATGATGGGACGCAGTTGGCCTACTACAGTTTCTGGTCCCATGTTCATGGCACGAATGGCCGATGGATATAGACTGTTGATGTCGACTGATCCAATCCAGTCATGCAGGCCCTTCTTTGGATACGCAACATACGCACCTGCGGCCTGGGTGTCATCGTCTGTGAGTCGTTGCTTGCGATTGGGCACTACCATGCCACGTTCGTGCGCTTCATTGATAATGGCCTGCTCAGTCACTGCCACAGCACCCATTGTGGTTTGTAGTAGCACAGTATTGGCGTGTGCCAGTTCGCTGGCTAGACTCAAGAACTGTAGTTTACGATCCAGTTTGTGCAACAACAGTGTATCTTGTCTGTTGTATTCAATAAACTTTTTAAAGTGTTGGTTGTACAAAGCATCCAGGGTGCCTTCAAACTGTGTCTTGCGTTCGTTGAGTTCGTACTCGCCAATGGCATCTAAACTGTACGAATGGCGTTCTTCATATGTGTACTTGCGATACAGTTGCATATAGTCCATATGCACACGACCAATCAAGTCATATGTTTGGCTTTCACTGCCAAAGCGTTCAAACATACGCATCTTGGGCAGTTGTCCCCACAGACAGAACTTACGTGTGTCGTCTTTGCTCAGCACACGAGTGCAACGATTCACAGTGTAGGGAATATCGTAGCCTTCTGAGTTCCAGCCACTCAGCACGTCTGCATCTTCGATCAAGTCCAGGAATGTTTTGATCATGTCCTCTTCTCGTTCAAACAAGATGGTATTTTCAAAGTCCTTCACAAGATCTTGTGCAGTTGCCCACGATAAGCCTTTGGGCGGAACTGCCAATGTGACCAATTGATCTAACCAGTTCAGGTAGACTGAGATTGCAGTGATGGGGTTGAATGGATCATCCACAGGCGAGAAACCTCGTTCTTTGTCAAAGTCTACCTCAATGTCGAAAAATGCAACATTGAGTTCTGGAGCGTCTTGGTCTTTGTAGTTTTCTTCTAAGCAACGAAAGATAGGGTTAATATCACTCTCATACAATTGTTTGCTAGAGTGCATGCGAACTTCCTTGCGGAACTCTTTGTTGTTGCGTGTTGAGAAACGACTCACAGGTGTTCCATAGATACTTTGGAACTTGCCTCGAGGGTCATCGTAGTAAAAGATGTAGTTGGCAGGATACTCTTGGTATTTCCTCACGCCGTCTCGGCGTTCTACAACGTGGATGCGATCGTGTTCACGATCAAATAGTGCGTCAATATAACTCATAGTCTCCGTTTGTGGCCGGTAAGCCGTGATTCATGTTCCTTACGGGAACGACTCGCTGTTGTAAAACAGTACTTATAGAGTTTTGCCAACAGTCTCAAGAATTGTTTCAAGTGTTTCGTGGTCTTGTTTTTCTTTACCAAATTCAGCTTTGTGTGCTAACTTGATAGCCTTCTTTAAGATGGCAGGCTTGACTTCTAGTTCCTCAGCAATGGCTTTGATGGTGTCGTTGAGACCACCTTGCAGTGTGTCAATTTCGTGCATGACCTGCATGCCCTCGTTGATGATTTGAACGAGTTTGATCTTTTGATCGCCGTTGAATGATTTGGGTTGTGACATAAAATGCTCCTTGTTTTCTATTATATACTTGTTCTAGCGCAAAGTCAAATATTGTTTGGCTCAAGATTACCAAATAAATATCTGCATGTCAAAAATATATGTAGAAATAAACCAAGCAATTGATTTTAACATTGATATTTACAATACCCCCATTGGTGAACAGTTCTTTAATCAGCATGTGGAAATTACCAAACAAGATCCAGTTCGTGCAGTGCCTGTTGTTACAGATTTTACCAAATACACAATTAACTATTTTATAAAATTAATCGAAGAAGCACGTGACACCAATACAGTAGACTGGTCCATGTACAATATTCAAGCCGGCCCGGAACATTACGAGTCTAACCAGTTGCATTTTAATTCAATGCATAAAGATTTAGAAGTAACAGCAGGAATCAACAAATATGCAGGACTTGATAAAGAACAAATAAAATTAGTTGACGAATTGCATTGTTGCCTGCACAGTTTAGAAACCACTGAAGCCCCTCTTGATTACAATTTTACAGGACGGTCGTTTGCTAACATTAGTTATTTTATTAATGGCCCAACAGACAATCAAATGCCCGAGCCTGTAAAATTTGCCAGAGTAATCAAACCAGGCGAGGTACAGTTAGATTACCCGTATGTGGGCAAAGAACCATTCTTTTGCATGATGCACAATGATAATTCAATGTTATTACAAACTTGTAAAATG